TGTATGATTCTAATAGAGGTGCTAATGTATTACGTTCTGAACAAACAAGTGCAGAATCAGATTATTCAACATATTGGTCACAATTTGATAGTGATGGTTGGAGTTTTGCAACTAATGCTTCATCTCAAAATGAAAGTGGTAAACCTTTTGTAGTTTGGTGTTGGAGAGCTAATGGAGGAACAACAGCTAGTAATTCAGATGGTGCTACAACTACTACAGTACAAGCAAACACAAAAGCTGGATTTAGTATAGTTGAATGGCCTCAATATACACCTAATTCAACTTTTGGTCATGGTCTATCTGAAGCTCCAACATTTATAATATCTAAATTAAAAGGTGTAGCTAATTGGGCAATGTATCATTCTGGACTTGATTCAGGAAAAGTTTTATATTTTACAACTTCTGGTCAATTTACTTCATCAATTTATAATAGCACAGCTCCTACTTCTTCTGTTTTTAGTTTAGGTGCTTCTTATGCAGGTAGTGGAGCAGGAATATCTTATTGTTGGCATGATGTTAAAGGTTTTCAAAAGTTTGGAACCTATGTTGGAAATGGTAATACAGATGGACCATTTATTTACACAGGATTTAGACCTAGAATGTTATTTATAAAAAGAATTGATAGTTCAGCTAGTTGGTATGTTTTAGATACAGCAAGAGATACAAGCAACCCAGTAACTACATTACTTAATTGGGACACAACCTCATCTGAGTCTGGTATTGGTTCTACTAATAATTTTGATGTACTTTCAAATGGACTAAAAATCAGGACTTCTGGTGGTGGTTTAAATGGAAGTGGTGGTAATTTTATATTTGGAGCTTGGGGGGATCAAAGTGCCACGTACTCAAACGCTTTCTGATGATTAATATAACAAGGAGATAAAAAAAATGTGGGCTTTAATAAATAGTGATAACGAAATAGAGGAGATTATAAGATTTCCACGCAATATAACAATAAATGATGTAAGACATTCTCGAAGAATATTTACAGCTTGGTCTTGGACAGAACTAAATGCTATAGGTATTTATACTGTAGAACTAGGATCAAGAGGAGATGATAGATTTGAAATGACATCAGATCCAACTTATGCTTTTGATAGTGGTAATAACAAAGTAACGACCTCTTATACCACAACGGATAAAGCGTTAGCAGATGCTAATGCTGTTGATGAAGATGGTAATAACATTACTGATGCAGATGGAAACCAAGTAATCAATTATGGTTTAAAAACACTAGCTAAAAATAAAGCTAAAGAACAAGCTAATGGTTTTATAAAACGATTTAATTGGTTAGTAGAACGTAGTATTTATGATAGTAGCAAAGCTATACCTGATGCAGTAAAAACATACGTTGCAGCTATAAGAAAAGATTGTAGTGATATAGAAACTGCTATAGATAATGCAAGTGATATGACAGCATTCAAAGCATTGTATGCAGATACTTTAGATAGTGAGGGTGAGGTTACTGAGGTAAACAGAATTAACAGGTGGACAAGTGAAAGCACAGTTAAAGATTATCTTAGATAAAATAAAATCTATGTTTAAAAAGAAACGTAAAAAAGGTAAAGCTCCAAAGATAAGAGCATTTTAGTGACTATTGACCCTTTTATAGTTTGGAATTTTCTACTAACTATTATTGCATCTGGTTTTGGGTGGGCGTTTGGTAAAATGTTTGCAGAGGTTAAACGTTTACAAATTTTATTAAACAGAACAAGAGAAGACTATGCTACTAAAAAAGAATTGCATAATGAAACTAGAGAAATAAAAGAATTAATTATACGTATCGAAACAAAGCTAGATAGGTTTATCGAGAAACAAAATGGTTGATCCAGTTAGTGCTGGAGCAGCTGTACTTTCAGGAATTAAATTAGTAAAACAAAGTGTAGACTTTGTAAAGCAACAAATATCAACTTGCAATGATATAGGTGACATCATAGGACATATTGATAAAGCTATGATGGGTGAGCAACAAGCTATTAAAGCTAGAGATTCAAAAAATGTAGATCATTTTGCAACAGAAAATGTGGCTAGAGAAGTGATTGACGCTAAATTAGCTCGTGAGCAAATGAATGAACTAAGAAATCTAGTGAACCTACGCTTTGGACCAGGAACTTGGGAGTTTATATTACAAGAACGTAAGAAACGTATTGATGCAAAAAAACAAGCGATAAAAGAAGCTAAAGCAAAAAAATTAAAAAAGCAGCAAGAAATAGCAGAGTATATTAAATATGGATTAATTACTGTAATAAGTGTTGCTTTTATAGGTGTAGCTGTAGGTATAACTTTTAAATTCTTTGTATCGGTAAGCAGTCCTACTTTTGCGCATGACATGGAATATGATGATGGAACGTGCCTGGTATATAGCCCAAAATATTTTATGGTATGCATACAAGAAGGACGTTCTTATGCCGATACAGAATTATACCTGGAATATAAAAATCAACTTAATAACTGGCAAACAGAAAAGGAGTAAATATGGCATTAACAGCATTAATAGGACCAGCAACAAAACTTATAGGTAAGTTTATAAAAGACAAAGATCAAACTGAAAAGCTTGCTTTTGAGTTAAGTGCTATGGCAGAAAAACATGCTACAGAATTAGCAAAAGGACAACTAGATATTAATAAAGAACAAGCAAAACATCCTAGCTTATTTGTATCAGGCGCACGTCCAGCAATAATGTGGGTGGCTTGTCTAGGATTATTATGGCAGTTTTTTATAGGTCCAATTTTAACTTGGTTCGCTGTAATGTTTAATCCTAGTATTACTCCTCCAAGTTTAGAATTAGAAGGACTCGTCACGTTAGTTATGAGCCTCCTAGGACTCGGAGCCATGAGATCCTACGAGAAGTCAAAAGGAATAGCTAGGGACAACTTAAAGAAGTAATCCCAGAAAACAGGGATTTTTCGAGTCGTTTAAATGACCATACAATAGCATTAAAGTTTTACTGCTTATGATTGTACCTTCAAAATTATTTCAATCGTACTACAATAGAGTCTACATCCTTAGCATATAGAGATCTTGCTACTCCAGGAGTATTATCAACATAACCTTTTTCTTTTAACTTTTGGATCATTGCTGATACTTGTCCTACATATTTATATTTCATGTGTACTCTAATTTCTTCGTAGGTAGGTGGATAAGAATTATCTTTATGATAACTTTTAATATAGTCCCATACCTTTTTTTGTTTCGGTGTAAAAAAAGACATAGGTAATTTTACTTCACTCATATCTTGTCCTTTCCATAATCATTTTTTTCATCTGGCTCCATAATATAATTTCGGTAACATCTTCCACAATAGTGTCTATCATCTTCATGGATCTCTGGTTTACCTCCACAATAAAAACACTTATCTTTATTGACACTTGTTTTCCATGCATCATCAAAATGACCCATATTATATCTCCTTAACTTTTATTGACTTTGCTCTGCTAGCTTCTTTACTAGGTACAAAATATCCTTTCTTAGCTGGATTAGTTTTCCATGTTACTTTGTATCCCTCACCTTCTGCTGTAGAATGATTACCAATAATAGACATAAAATATGCAGTACATTCATCTTTAATTTTTTCACCTGATTTAATTAAAGCACATGCATCTAAATATTTTTCTGCAATCTCTGCATCCGACTCAACTAATTTTACAGGAGGTAATCCCATATCTTCTTTATAAGTATTACTACCATCAAAAGGATCTTCTACATCATACCAGTCAACTACACCTTCTTTTTTGTATGTATCTAATCTGTCCTGGAAATCTTTACAAGCATCTGCAATACGTTCTTGCATTTGCAAATCTTGCTCGTAAATATATATTTTAAAATGCACTCCTCCATATAATGTTGGAATAGCACACCACCTATAGCCAGTACACATCATTAAACCTTGTGCCTGAACGACACCTCTATACAAAGCTGGTACGTCAGTAGGTTTAGCGCTAGTAAGTTTAGCCTCTAATATACCTGGACCGACTAAAGGTATACCACTATTATTAGGTAAGTATATCCCCTTCTCTGCGTCATCCCTGATAACGATATCATTGCCTAAGCCAATGCCATCAGGAGATCCTTGTAATGGTAGTGTGTCATGTACAACTTTTTGTTCTATATCTATTTCAGCTTTTATACCTAATACATTTGCACACGCTTTTAATATTTCATTTTCAAACGTATTACCCCAATGCATAGCACTAAATTGTGGTGCCTCGGATCTTTTATAATTTTTAGCCATAGCATCTATGCAACCCCTTAACACACTATTTTTAGTTTTATACGGATCTTGGGCATTAACAAATGGTGCTAATTGACTACATGATAATTTTGTATCGTCTGTAAGTTTACCTACCATGACCAAGCCTCCATAACTTCCATGATATAAGCAACGTACAATATTACATTTAATGCAATAAATATTACCATTAGTAATTTAACAGTTTCTACTATATACTCATAAGTATGCGTTCTGCTAAACAACCTAATCAGCCTAGTCAGATAAAACAAGGTATTACTAAAAACCTCTCGTGACCTAATATATGTTATGCGAACTAAAGACTTATCCATTATCCTTCTCCTTTTGTAATTAATCCCAGTAACCTAGGATCTTATTGTTAATATACATAAAATAGTTAAGTAAAGAAACCATGCATAACCTATTATAATATTCAAACGTTTTATCGTACATTTTTATAATCTACTTTAGGTCCATTGCGATACTTATGGTTGTAAGATTCATCAGCTTGCTCAATAAAACATCTATGCGCATCATATAATTCTGACCTTGCATAAGCAACTTTTCTATAGCCAGCAACTTTTAAACTTTTAATTTCTTCTAGTGATTGTTGTAGCTCTTTAAATATATGAATGGCTGTATCTATATGTTTAAGATATTCCATTGGAACTGTTATTCTATTAGCTGTAGAAGTATACAAACCAGTATGTTTATAAAAATCTCTATTTTGTATCTGTTTCTTTTTCATAACTTATCTTCATCCTTTTCTTAATATATCATTTATGTATTAAAATAAAATAACCATTAATTGCGCATATTATTTATAATATATTTTCCATATCATAATATGCACACATTAATCTATGAACATTATGTAAACCTATTTCTTTGTGATATAAGAAACGCACCTTACAATAAATTGACCAGAATTTTATTCGCAGATTTGTAGGTAATATAAGAACTTCCTTTTTATTATGATCATTATTTTTTTTATATATCCATCCAGCTTCTACAGAAGTTTTTATAATATCTGCTATAGCATTTCTTGTAAAATTTGTATCATTTTGTAATGACGTTAATGTGCAAAGTTTTTTAGCATAAAAATCTGCAATGACTAATCTTGATACTAAAAATCTTGCTTGTGTACTATGCATCCATGTAAGAAATTTCGTATGTAATTTTTGCAATTCTTTATCATGGTTATATAAAAACGCTCTATCTCGTGCTGACATAAAACTTCCTGTCGTATGTATACCTTTACGTTTGAGTAAATCGTTTTCTGCTAATGCTACTTTTGCTTCATACAAATAGTGTAATTTATTTGTAAATATATCTTTACTTTTATTAT